TCTAATTACAGGCGGAAATACAATAACAGTTACATTAACGGAGAAAGTTACAATAGCTAATCCGCAATTTGTTTTTGTGTTTGTCAATGATAATACAGGTAAAAAATTCGCATGTACTTCAACAGATATAAGTCCTAATACAGATAGATATAATCAGTTTGATTTAACAGTAACTACAACAACACCTAATCCATTATTAGCAGAGGTTCAGTTTGACGATTATGGATTTTATCATTACTATATTTATCAAATAGTTGATGCAACTACATTCAACTATAATACAATAAACACAACAGATTTAAGAACATTAACAGGATTAGTTGAAACAGGTAAGGCTTATTGGTCTGCTCCTGTTACAGTTAATTATTATTATAAAGATATTAGAACATCGATTGTAACGTATGGCCAATAGTGAAATAGTAGGCAATTTGCTGAAAATAGAATTTGAAAATAACACAATGCCAGTAGTGGCAGTGAAATCTAATAAGCCATATTTATATTGGGGTCAACAAAATAACTATCCATCTTACCTATTAGAATTATATAAACGTAATGCTTATCATGGTGCAATTATAAAAACTAAGGCTGAGCATATTTATGGTAAGGGATTATGCTATGACAAAGATGAATTGACATTAGCCGAGCAAATTCAATACGATAACTTCTTAAGTAAAGCAAATAGATTTGAAGATTGGAATAGTATATTTAGAAAAAACACAACTCCGTTTGAATTATTTGATGGGGTAGCATTACAAGTGATTTATAACTTCAATGGTAAATGTGAAGTATATGCAATGGAGTTTGCTAAGTTGAGATTAAGTCCTGATGGTAAAACAGTTTACTATTGTGACAAATGGATTAATGACGATGGCACAAGAAATATTAATCCTGAAAGACATGATTCATTCCAAGAGTATCCTATATTTAATCCGCAAGTAAGAACAGGCACACAAGTATTATATTACAAGTTACCTACATTAACTGCAATGGAATATGGAGACATATATCCTGAGCCTAATTATTTACAATGTTGCCAAGATATCGAAACTGATATTGAGATAACAAACTTTCATTACTCGAATACTAAACAAGGATTTAGTGCATCTGCAATGCTTTCATTATTTAATGGTGAGCCTACAGAAGCCGAAAAAAAGAAATATAGCAGATTATTTGAAAATAGATTTACAGGAACAAGTAATGCCGGAAAGATTATATTTAACTTTGTTAACCAAGGCGGTCAAGAAGCTAAAATAACTTCATTAACTGCAAGTGATTTAGATAAGCAATTCGAGATATTATCTAAGCGATTACAACAAAATATATTAACAGGCCATCGAGTTGACCCTGCATTAGCTGGTATATTCAGCGATACAATGATTGTAGGAGATAATACTGTTTACTTACAGAAATACGATAGATGGGTAAAATCATACATTGAACATAGACAAGCGATACACATTGAGATTATTCAAATGATAGGCGAAGTTAATGGAGTTGATTTATCCAAGTTAGAAGTAAAACAGAAGGCTCCTGCATCATTGGATTTACCTTACGATACTAATTTATTAACTACTTTATTTGATGCTGAAACATTAAAGAAACATTATGCTAAACAATTAGGAATAGATATTGCTGAAAGTTCTGAGGTTGAAGTTGCTAAAGATAGTTTGGAAATGGAAGGAGTTAATGAGCATTTAAAGAATATAACTGCTAAGCAATGGATTCATATTAAGCGATTAGTTAGAGAAGTTACCAAAGGTAAAACATCTAAAGATGCTGCTAAGATGCTAATTAAAAATAGTTATGGCTTAAAGGATGAAGATATTGAATTATTATTCAAAGCTCCTGAAAGTGCATTCGCTAAACATAATGCAGATAAAATGGCTGATTTGTTTATTGAATGTGCAATAGATGATAATCCTGATGATGAAATATTAGCAGAGTTTGAAGTAAAGAATGGATTTGAAGCATTGGAGAAAGAAAATAAATTCTTTAGACATCAATTTGCTAATCCTTATGAAGATAAAACTAAGTTAGAGAATGCAATTATAGATATGACTTCAGGAAATCCATACATCACTCCTGAAGAGATTGCAAAACAATTAGCATTAGATTTGACTGTAGTTTTAGCAGCGATTGAATCAATGAAGTTATTAGGCTTATTAGATGCTTTAGAGGGTACAATAATGCCAACACCTAAAGCTATTGAACGTACAATAAAGCCTGTTAAAACTGAAATTTATACAGTTTATAAATATGTAGTTAGAGACGATGTACCAAGAGCAAGTTCAGGAAGTAGACCATTCTGCGAGAAACTATTAAGAGCATCAAACAATGGTAAAAGATGGACTCGTGAAGCAATAGATAAATTATCTAATGACATGGAAGATAATACAGATGCTTGGAGTTATAGAGGTGGTTATTATACTAATCCTGACAATGGAGAAACGACTGCATACTGCAGACACATTTGGAAATCAGTAATTAAAGCAAGAAAGAAATAATGAGTAATTTAATTATATCAGAAAACTATTTAAAGGAATATACAACCATCAATAATAACGTTGATGTAAAGATTGTTACTCCTGTAATTCAAGAGGCTCAAACGTTCTATATATTGCCTATATTAGGCACTCAACTATATAATCAAATTATATCTCAAGTTGGTAGTAATACAGTATCAGCAGCTAATGTAACTCTATTAGATAATTATGTAGTGCCTTGCTTAATGTATTATGTGAAATGTGAGTTAATTCCTGAGATGAAGTATAGAATGATGAATAAAGGAGTTATGGTTAAGAATAGCGAAAATTCATCCGCTGCTGATTTGACTGAGATACAATTCTTAATGGATAGGGCAAAGAATAAAGCCGAAGAGTTAGCCGAAAGGGCAACAAGGTTTTTAAGACATAACTCAAGCACTTATCCATTATATACTGCGAATGCTCAATACGATGAAATTAGACCAAACAGAAACAATTATACAGGTGGTATATTTGTAGGTGATTTAAGAAGCGATGAAGATGATTGCAATATAATTATAGGTAATTATTAATATGGGAGTGCATAAAAAGAATATTAAACTTTTACAACAATACGAAAAGCTAAATGCTAACATTAAATCAGATAGTAAAACTGTTCGAGGACAAAAAAACAAACCACGCTCAACTAAGTAGCGGTACATTCATTTTTGATGAAAGTGCTGAATGGGGAGCAGACTTTGAAATAACTTATCCCTTGTTTGGTGTTAGATTGCAACCATCAACGCTAAATGGTAACATACACACATTCAATTTTATGTTTGAATTTGTAGACCATGTACACCAAGACAAATTAAATCAAACCGAAGTATTAAGCGATATGATGTCTATTGCTTTAGATATATTCGCACAAATAAAATCTGATTTAGAGGATTATTACGATGCAACTGTAAATATTACAAGTTCATTTCAGCATGGTATTGGAGTTTATGATGACGATGTTACCGGATGGCAAATGACTGTTTCAGTTGAGCAATTTTACGATATGTCAACTTGCGAAACTCCGAATAGTGGATTGAATGCAGGAGTAGTTAAGATATTAGACCAAAACGGAAATGTAATAGCGACATTGAATCCTAACTCGACTTATACAGTTGAAGTATTGCAACAAATTATACAAACATTAGTTGACCCTGCTCCGTCAACAATTATACAAACATTAACATAATGGCTACAGTAGAATTAAGATACGACCCTAAAGATTCAGCTTGGTTTACAACTAATGCAACAATGATATTAAAAGCAGGTGAGCCTGCATATCATGCTACAACAGGACAATTCAAGTTAGGCGATGGTACAACTCAATTAAGTGCTTTGTCTTTCTTACCTGCTTCAAGTGGTGGAGGTAGTGGAGTACCTTATACAGGTGCAACAGGCGATGTAAATTTAGGAGAATATCAAATAAGAGTAGGACAGATAGAATTAGACCAAAGTCCTACAGGAACTGCAGGAGTAGCCATAACAAGATGGAATAATACATTAGGTTCAACAGAAACTACTTTAAAAGGTGGTAGTGTTGTTTTAAAGAATGGAGTTGATTTAGTTGCAAGGGTAGTAAATAAAGTTACACCAAACACAACACTAACTAAAGCAGCATATCAAGTAGTTAAGGTAACAGGAGCGCAAGGTCAACGATTAGCAGTTAATTTAGCTCAAGCAAATAACGATAATAACTCAGCCGATACATTAGGAATTGTAACTGAAACAATAGCAACTAATCAAGAGGGTTTTATTATTTGTGTTGGTCAGCTTGAAAATATAAATACAACAGGTTCATTACAAGGTGAATCATGGAATGATGGTGATGTATTATATTTAAGTCCTACAACACCTGGAGCAATAACTAAAGTAAAACCTAATGGCTCAACAGGTCATATAGTAGTGCTTGGTTACGTTGAATACGCTCACCAAAATAATGGTAAAATTTATGTAAAGGTCATGAATGGTTGGGAATTATCGGAACTCCATGACATTTTTATAAATAATCCTGCTAACAATGAAATCTTAAGTTATGAGAGTTCAACTTCACTTTGGAAAAATAAATCAAT